GTTCAAGTAACCTCTGACATCCGTGACCTAGAGAGAGAAATTGGTTCCATCACAGGTACGTCAGCTCCTGCTCAGTACACTTGGATGCAAGGTCTAACCGCTGGCTTACAAGACTACCTCGATAAGCTTGAGGAAGCCACATTAACGTCTGATAATTTTGCAGATAAGGTTGTAGAAGTTGGACAGGTAGCTACTGACTCTCTAGGGGACGCTTTATTTGATATGGCAACTGGCGCTAAGTCTGTAGGAGAAGCCTTTGGAGACATGGCAGAGGCAATCCTAAAGGCAATCCTTAAAATTCTCGCTGAGCAAGTAGCTATCTTCGCTATCAAGCAGTTATTTGCAGCCTTTGGTTTCTCACCACAAACCTTCGCAACAGGCGGCGAAGTTAAAGGCTTCGCTACTGGAGGACAGGTTAAAGGCTACGCTCGTGGGGGAGAAATCCCTAGTCTAGGTTTGACAGGTAGAGATGCTGTCCCTATTATGGCTCAAGCAGGAGAATATGTAATCCGTAACTCTGCTGCGGCCAGTATTGGTAAAGATAAATTACACGCTCTCAATTCCATGGGGGCAGCAGCTCTTGATAACAGAGAGGTGACAGCTGTCGCCTTACCTGAGTCAGGTTCTAAGGAAGTGAATGTATATGTAATGGCACCAGATGAGAAGCCTTCTCTTGGGCCAGATGATATTCTTCACGTCATTGGTCAGGACATCGCAACAGGTGGACAGACTAAGCAACTGATTAAACACGCGGTGATGCAATAATGCAAACCTTCAACTTCCCCTTCCATGGTAATCCTGCCATGACTGTAGACGATAATAGTTCAAGCATTGAACTAAAGAGTGGCTTTAGGTTCTCAGCAGAACCTTCCGAGCCTATGCTACGTCTATTCACATTAACCTTTCCAGTATTAGGTTATGAGTTCCTACCTGATGGTAATGCAGACTCAGCAGGCAGCGTTAACCCAGAGCATAACGTCATCGCCTTGTGGGAATTTTATAAAGCACATGGTACATGGAAGACTTTCATCTACCCGCACCCCTTCTTTGGTAATGTAACAGTTAAATTTGATACCCCCTTTACAATTCCTCAAGTGCAAGGTAACCTCGGTAAAGTGACCAACATCGAAGTCAAATTTAGAGAGCACCCTGCTTAATGTCTACCATTCCAGCTTCCCATAAGGAAGACTCGTTAAAACTCAACCCCAAACAGTTTATTGAGCTGTATGACATCACACTGGTGAATGGGACTAAAATTCGTGGACATTCTGGTCGTCAATATCTGTGGCACCCAACGGATGCTTCCGCAGAACCTTGGGTATTCAGCCCTACATTCATTAAAGTATCAGGTGTGAAGAGAACCTCAGGTGAGCAGCGCATCAGACCTACATTAACCATTGGTAACCCTCTCGATGTCTTCCACGTCCCTGTGGCAGATGGACACTTAGAAGGTGCCACAGTGGTACGCTACAAGATTAAACCTGATAACTTAGAGGCTGACCCTCCTGTTTCGGAGAAGAACACATGGTACATCGCCCAGATTACAGGTCTAGGTGAGCTAATCACAGCTGAAATGCGCAGCCTATCGGACAGACAGGAGAGCCAAATTCCTGCCCGTCAATTCCTAAAGCCTGAATTTCCTTCGGTGACAATCTAATGTTCGACGGTAAGTATAGCCACCTGACTGGAGTAGACTTCAAGTATGGAGAGAAGGATTGTCTGACAACCTTAACTAGGTATTTCAAGACCATGGAGAATATAGAAGTTAAGAATGACTATGCTCGATGGGAAGGTTGGGAACGTGAAGGCCACGATTTGTTCGTTGATAATTTCCGTAAGGAAGGTTTTGAACTGCTAGACTTCCCTCGCTCCGCAAAGTGGGGAGAACATATGCAAACCTCAGACGTAATCTTGATGTCTATTCACAGCCTGCAAGACAGGCAATCCTCAGGCGTGGCCAATCACTGCGCAGTATGGTTGGAGCCTCGTATGATGCTACATCATATGTATGGTCGTAGGTCTGAGATTATTCCTTTCAAATATAGGAATGCCACAACCCATATTCTCAGACACAAGGACATCCCCTTGAGGAAGAAAGAAGTTGATAAGTTGGATTTTTTAGATATATTGTCCCCACGTAAGAGGGAACTGCTAGAGAATGCTCAAAGAGCTACAGAATAAGTACGCCGAAGAAGGCGACGAACGCATCGGATTTATTCTTGATGACGGAACTGTGCTGGAGCTACTCAATAGTCACGATGACCCTGAGTTCGGAGCTAAGTTCAGAAGCGCTGACCTCTATGCCTATCTGTATGACCCTGAGCGTGAAGTAACAGTCACAGCTACTTGGCACACTCACCCTTCTGCGTCTTGTAACCTGAGTGGTGAAGACTATAATGCCTTCCAAAGCCACCCAGACCTAACGCACTATATCGTGGGCAACGATGGAGTAGGAAAATATACTGTCGATGCGACTGGAACTGTAAAACGTGATTAAAGTACACTTGCATGGAATGCTTGATGTGTTCGGGAAGCCTCTTGAGCTTTCAGTCTCTACTGCGCGTGAAGCCAGTACAGCTGTAATGTCCCACCTACGCCGCACTAATCCTGAGCTATTCAAAGAAACCTTATTCTTTCAAATCCTAGGCTTCGACCAGCCTGACGATTTAGACCACCCGATTACTACAGATGAATTGCACTTCATGCCTGCGTTCATCGCAGGTAAGAAAGTAGGTATCTTTCAAATCATCGTGGGCGCTGTCCTTGTGGTAGGTGGTATGTTCCTTGGTATCCCACCTCAGCTTTCAATGGCCCTTATCTCAGCTGGTATTGGTATGATTGCAGGAGGTATCATCCAACTGCTAACACCTGTACCTCGTATTGATACTCAGCCTGAGGTAACTAACCCTGAGGCATCAAAATACATTTCTGGCACAGGTAACACAACTAAGATTGGCACACGTATCCCTCTAGCGTGGGGTACATTCCCAATCTATGGTCACTTCCTCTCAATCAATATTCAGTCGAGAGATATTTCCACAGGAGCCTACTCAGGAGGCACACCAGCGTATCCTTACAACCCTAACTATCGTTACGGTTATCCTATTGGAAATTCAATCAATGCATTCTAGGTTACTATACTCTGCTTCACAATTAGCATTCGCCAAGGGGCCGAAGCAACCGCCTCCACCTACTCGCGTATCTGATAACCTGAGAAGTGAAGACCAGATTGAGGTCTTACTAGGTCTAGGTGAAGGCCCATGGTCTCGCTTGCATGATGGTCTAAAGTCTTTCTATATTGCCAACACGCCTTTAATGGCCTCTGATGGTACGCTAAACTTCCCAGATGCTAACCTAATCTTCCATAAAGGTACAGCGATGCCAGACCCTGTTAAGTTCACTCTTGGTGGCTCTGCATCAGGGCATTCTGTAGGTGTTAACCTGAGCCAAAACTCACCTGTTACACGTACAACTACGTCAGGTGACATCGACGCTATTGATGTAAGATTACGCATCGACTCTTTGATGAACAACACAGAGGATGGTGACCAGCTTAATGCTGACCTGTTATTCCGCGTAGAAGTCAAACCTACAAGCTCAGGCACTTGGCAAAGCATCCCACCTAACACAGGCTGGTTACAGAGCTGGACTCAGCCAGACGATGCAGAAAATACAGGCGGTGTCTTTGGTTCACTTCGTCAGCGTATCCTACAGCTACAAGTGGACGAGCAACTTACTGAGTATCAGGCTCAGGTACAAGCATGGCAGGAATACCAAGACAACACAGATGGGCCTGTTGATACTTCACTAGGTGTTACATCTTACTCAGAGAACGTGCGTATCTATGGTAGAACGCAATCTCCTGTGATGAAAGAAATCCGCATCCCCGTCACACGTCTAACTAATGATACCTATGACATCAGAGTAACGAAAGTTTCTGCTGAAAGCACAAGCACAGTGATTAGAGAAATCACGTGGGACACATTCGAGCAGGTAACTATTGAAGATAAGAGCTACCCTAACACAGTTATGGCTCAGCTCCTTGTAAAAGCCTCTGACCAGTTATCATCTGTGCCTCAGATGTATGGTGTGTATGATACAGCTGAAATCTTAGTACCTTCAATCTTCAACCCTGTTACCCGCAGCTATGACTTTTCTGGTGGCCCATGGGATGGAACATTCAAAGTTGCTTTCACAGATGACCTTGCATGGATTATCTATGACCTTGTGCATAACGATACACATGGTATTGCAGCCTACCATAATATTGCATTCTCCAAGTATGAGGCGCTTGAAGCTTCTCTATACTGGAATGCCTGTGACCCTGTAACTGGAGCCTATGTAGGTGTTCCTCGCCCTTCTGGTGGAACTCGTCCTCGTGTAACCTTCAATGGTGTGATTGACACGCCTCGTAACTCTATGGAACTTCTGACTTATATGGCAGGTGCTTCTCTGACATCAATACTCGTTACAATGACATCACTGTCGTCTACCGCAACAAGAAGCTTCCTGCATATCAGGAAGACCGCCGCCGTGTATTTGACCAGACTAATATTGACCTCTACGGACGCAAGCCTCTAACCTTCGTTGCTGTAGGTTGTGTAGATACGGATGAAGCTATCACACGTGGTTACCATAAACTAATCACCTCTCTGACAGAGACACGTAACGTAGCTTTCACGACGACAAGAATTGGTGCCTATGTAGAACCTCACGACATCATCCTCATTTCAGATGAGGCTATGGATGAGGGCGTATCCCGCCGCTCAGTAGGTATCACAGCAGACCGCAGAACGGTGACGTATAACGAACCTCTAGTGCTTGAGTCTGGTGTAAATGATTACATCATGCGTGTTCAGACAGCAACAGGGATTGAAGAACTTAGAGTAGCTGGCCCAGATGTTAGCTCTCTGACAACACCAACAACTGTTAGATTATTTGACCCTGTTCCTACAGGTGTGGATGAAAATTTCTCATTCTCAATCTCATCAGCGGCGACAGGAGATGTTAGACCCTATCGTGTTACTTCTATCGAAGAGGCTGAGGATGGAGATGAGCGTGTAAAAATCTCAGCTATTGAAGTAAACCGCAGTAAGTATGCACTGGTGGATAACTTCGATGGTCAAAACTTCGACGTTACAGATGAGCCAGATGAAAGTGATAGTCCAAGCCGACTGGTTAGAGACTTGCAAGCCACAATCGTTGAGCGCGTCACAGAAGATGGTAAGGTGAATGACATCAATATTACATGGGACGCACCTGATACAACTTCGTCAGGAGCTGTCTACTCTGTCAGATATTCACTGAATGATGAGGAAACTTACGAAGTCACTAAAGGGACTAACCGTAATTACATTATGAAGAATGTCCCTCTGGGACGACACAGTTTCTCTGTGACAACTCTCAACCCTGATGGTTCAGACTCACCTCAGACAAGGCGTGTTCGTGTGACCACTGTTGCTCCTAATTATGGGCTACCTGCAATCACTGGTGTCACAATCCAAAACAGAAAAGACACTGCCACTTCCTATATTGGTAGGAATGTTTCAATCGAATGGTCTGTGGACACAGCTTCTGAAAAATGGGAAGGTCATTCTTCTGATAAACCACATCCCGACTTCGCATGGTTCGAGGTAGATATTGTTAATCCCAGCAATGGTTCAATCGTACATACCTATCAGGTTACGGACTGGAAAACAAAGCAACTGGAAATTCCATATTCTGACTTCAATACATTCGGTTTAACAGACATCCGTGACTTCGCAATGGTGGTCAGCATCTCAGATGCTCAAGGTAATGAGGGTGTATCCTTCTCGCGCTCAGCTCAGAAACCAGCATCTAATGTAACAGGTATTACTTATGAGCATGAGTACGAGGGGTCTCCTTTTGTCAGAATGAAGTTCCTAGAGCCTGATGACCCCGACTACAGAGGTGTTAAGGTTTGGGTATCAGATACTAACTCTGCCCATAGTTCAGATAATAATTTAATGTGGGATGGTAAAGGTACACCTATCCTAGAGTTCTCAGATGGTACTAACTATATCTCCTTCCAAAAGAAAGATGTGTTTGGCACTGTTGGACAGACCATGCAAACGACAACTAGGACTGTTGTTGTAGCGGATGTCGTTGATTTAATCGACGCTGTTAATTCTGAAATTGACAGCCTTGAAGTTCAGGCTAACCAAGCAGCACAGGATATTATTAACTTAACCAATACCTATGGCACCACAGTTAGCGCAGCCCAATCTGCGCAAGACGCCGTAGCTGCTCGTGATGCAGCACAAGCAGCACAAGCAGCCTCAACCGCAGCACGTGACTTAGCGGAAGCTGCTCGTGACGCAGCACAGGGTTATGAGAACTCGGCTTCCACAGCAGCAGGTATCACAGTATCAACGGTTCGTAATCTTTTACCTTCTACATTTGATAGTCCCGATGACTTCTTCACATACGGTATTAACGGAAGCCCAGAAACTGTACCAGATGTTACAGCTGACCCTGATGTCACAGCGATTACAGACCCTGTAGAAGGCTCAGGTCTCCGCGTAACCAATGATGGTGTGTACGTTGGCACAAAGGGATTGCTGAGCATCGAAGTAGGCAGGACGTATAGAGTATTCGCACGTATTGGAGCTACTACGGTAGGTACGAACGGAGGTAACGCTCTTTACTTCCGTAAAATTGGTGGCGACTATCTCCACGATGGAGTTGGCACTAATGGCACGAGTAATATTGTCCCTACAAATACGGTTCAAACCTTCACTAATGAATACACTGTAACTCAAGCCGACTTCGATAATGGAACTCGATACGTGAGACCTCAGGTTTTACTAAACAACCAGAATGATTGGGATGTTCAGATTTACTCTTTGGGTATCGAAGATATTACAGAAAGTGTTATTGCAGGAGGTCATGCTACAGCAGCGTCTACTTCTGCTTCCGCAGCAGGGGTATCAGAAACGAACTCTGGACAGAATGCAGTTGCGGCTCAAACTGCTCAGACTTCTGCTGAGACAGCTCAGGCAGGAGCGCAATCTGCTGAGAGCAATGCAGCAACCTCTGCCTCCAACGCTTCTGGTTCTGAAAGTGCCGCAGCTAACTCAGCTACAGTCGCTTCTAATGCAGCAACAACAGCAGGTGCTTCGGCTAATGCCGCTGCAACCTCTGCCTCTAATGCCTCTAGTTCTGCTACTGACGCAGGTACTCATGCCTCTGCTGCCGCTGCTTCTAGTGTAACTGCTACTGCGGCTCGTGATACAGCGTTTAACCATGCCCTTGATACTTACCCTTGTGAGCTTTCTGATAGAGAGTATTTTGCTCAATCAATTTCTAACGATGTTAATACCTTACAGGGAGCTGTAGGCTCAGGGTGGGTAGACGTTGTTGACCCAGATATTGGCCCTGCCCTTGAAGGCTCATCTAAGCGTTACATCTCTCACAGAGTAGCCTATCCTGTGGTTGCAGGGGATGTGTGGGAAGTTTCCACTATTATGAAAGTCATTTCAGACAGCACACAGGCCATTGCTAATGCGTCTTTAATTAGTTTCTATTGCTATGGTGGTGACGGTCAAAGAATTTCTACAGAGTATGCAGGAGGTCTATACTACCCTACAGTAGCTGACGGGGTGCATACTCACGTTGTCCAAGTGCCTACGTCTGCTTTCCCTGCTGGAACCACTCATTTCAAGGTATATAACTTCATTAACAGAGAGGATAGCAATGGTGATGCAGTTGTACGGTGGTCTAAATTTAAAGTAAGAAATGTTACTGGTGAGTATAACGCTAATCTAAGTGCTACAGCTTCTGCTTCTAGCGCAGGCCAAGCTCAAGCCTCAGAAACAGCAGCAGGACAGAGCGCGTCTGCTGCCCAACTTAGTGAGAACTCAGCTTCAACAGCCGCAGCTAACGCTCTTTCTAGCCAGAACTCAGCTTCTACGTCTGCTACTAATGCCTCAGGTTCTGCTGCTACCGCAGCTTCGGCTGCTACTAATGCTGCTAACTCAGCTACTGCTGCGGGAGCATCTGCTAATGCGGCAGCTTCTTCTGCATCAGCCGCTGCTACCTCTGCAACAGACGCAGGGGTTAGTTCGACAGCCGCTTCTAATGCTAGTGTATCTGCGTCTGCTGCTCGCGATGCAGCGGAGCTTGCGGCTATCGCTACGCTGCCTAGCACCTTCGTAACTCCTGACGCCTTCTTCTCATACAATGTTACTGGTGCTCCTGACGCCTTACCCGATGTTACCACCCATTCTGCAATCTCTGCGGTTAATGATGCTACGGAAGGGTATGGCTTGAGATATGATGCGACAGAAAGATACATCACCACAAAGGGTGTACTCCCCTACATCGTGGGCAATACTTATAAGGTTAGAGCGAAATTAAAACAGGTTACTGCGACCACTAATTCAAGTATCGTTCGCCTTAATATTCGTTCAAGTAACGCTCCTTTCGTTAACACATCCTCTCACGTACCTACCACACTGCGCTACAACTCAGGCTTCAAATGCTTTAACCTACTCAAACAATGCCGCTACCTCGGCTACAAACGCCGCAGGTTCAGCAGCAACGGCCACTACGCAAGCTGGCCTAGCTGTATCTGCATCTGCGGCAGCAGAAGTAGCCTCTTATAAAACTGTACCTTCTGGCTTTGGTGAAAACGGCAAGTGGTATTCCAATCATACAACAGGCGCTCCTGAGACCGTTCCTGATTTATGGGCACATTCAGATATTCAAGAAGTCCTTGTTGGTGGTAAACCTACCGCAGAGGTTACTGATTATAATTGGGTCAGACAAAAAGGTACAGTTCCAGTATCACCTAATCAGGTGTGGAAAGCTACTATGGTTGCTGAATGTTTAGATAATTCAGACCGTTTTTATTTCCTAATCTACGGCTATGATGGTAACTATTTACGTGTTAGTGGCACTGATTACGTTAATTATGTCTTCCCAACACAAACTGTAGCTCAAGGCGTGGTCACTAGAGAGTTCTACTTCACTAACAATGCCTCATGGCTTGCAGATGTTAATACTTTGAATGGGTCTACAGCCTATAATCAAACTCACCCTATGACTAATTGGGATAGTATGTCTGCAACTGGACTGGCTAACTATTCAAATAGAAGCATCGGGTCTCGTACACGCATTCACCATATGCACCTTGAGAACTACACAGCTGAGTTCCTGTCGCACATCAACGCTGAGGCCGCAGCCACTTCTTCAAGCTCTGCCGCAGCATCTGCTACAGCTGCGGGTTCAAGCGCAACATCTGCCACTAACTCTGCAAATACAGCGACAACACAAGCGGGTAACGCAGGTGTCTTCGCAAGTCAGGCCGCTACTTCTGCTGCTGATGCAGCTGGAAGTGTGACTGCTGCCCAAGACATTTTAAAAGTTGCCGCTAGTATCAATCAGGCGGGTAACATCCTACGCAATGGTTCTATGCTACGTTGGAACGATGGAGCTACAAGACCTGTTGGTTGGGGTGTTTATGACGGAGGGGGAACTCAAACTTCTTCTAAAGAGACTATTCTTACAAGAAATGGGTCTCCTGTTATGAGACATGTTACTGACGCCAGTAATTACTTTGGAGCTATTGCATATTCCTACTCAGGTCAGAATGGTGGGGCAGCTACACCTTATGGTTCTGAATACGGACTCGTTGAAGACTTTGAGTTCCCTCCTCATTGGGCCATTGAGGTGGATGTTTACCTTGTTTCTGGGTCATGGAATGGCTCAGGGGTCTACTTCAATACACGTTCTGGGGGTTCATCTTATGCTACACGTACCATTAACTTTAGCACCCAAGGACTACCTTCTGGTAAGTGGGTAACAGTTAGAGCGTTAGTCGATTTCGGAACGGCTTCTACCAGTGCTGTGGATGACGCAATCGTATATACTATGTCTAACTACAATAGTTTTGGGGGTTACGCAGTCAAGAACATCCTCTGGGATAACGTAGTCGTTAGACCTGCTACGGATGAGGAAATTGAATTGGGTACAGTTCAGAATATCTCAGGCACTGTAACTACAATTTCATCTGTTCTAGCAGAGCTGCAAGGTCGTGTGTCAGCACACTGGCAGCAGGAAACAGGTGTGAATGGCTTCACTGGAACCTTTATCTCTGCCCGTACCACATCAGCTGGAGGCGTAGTCAGCTCCAATGTATCATTCGGTGCTCGTGAGATTGGTCTGTATAACTCTATTGATGGAAGCTGGCTACAAGCCATGCGCGTTACAGGTGGTGACGTGCGTATCTCTGGTAACTTGGAAGCAGGGGCAGGTATCTACCTTGGCTCTGGTGCTGGTCGCTGGCCTGTTGCCTTACAGGATGGTATCTACAATGAAGATGATGGTACAGTTATTAACTTTGGCATCGACATCGGTGGATATGAGGTGGACTTCTCAACGCTAGGATTGGACGACCTAGCCTCAGGGGAAGCCTATGTTCTCAGAGCTATCAATAAATCAGGAACAGGTTTCACAGCAGACTTGAAGATTACTACAACAGGTGCCACAACTTCTGTTCAAGAGGATGACAATGCTACGTCCCCTGCTGGCCCTGACCATATGGTTGATAAGCATAATGCTAACCTGTCTTACAATGACACTTACAC